GTTGGATGTTACAATGAAAGTATTCTCGGCGCCAAACTGATCTACTAGCGCTTTGTAAGTTGCATAATGATGACGACCCATTGGCTGGAAGCGACCCGGGTATACGGCAATAACTCTTTTTCTTTCCTGCTCGTTTAAAGCCCAGTTAACTGCCTCAGCTAAAGCAATTTTTACCTGACTCTGCTCGCGAACCAAAGAGGTGATAGGAGCACCGCCAAGAAGGTTCTCGTAGAGTTCCTGATTCTTGTTTTCAACAGAAGGAAGATTCTGGGACCACTCCAAAAGAGTCTTTGTTACTGAGAACCCGTCAGATCCCCAATATACTGTAAGACCTTCAGTCTGTTGGAACTTTGCGCCCTTATCAACAGCAAAGTTAGCTTTGCTGAACTCTAGGCGATCAACAAATTTTACACCGTTGCCGATGTGGTCAACAGCAACGTATCCCTCTGGGTTACTTGCTACAAGATCTCCTGAGCCATCATCAATAAAATGCTTTGTGTTGTATACGGCATTGTTATATTTGTTAATAAAGATGTTTTTTGCTTCAAACAGAAGTCGCGATACTCTGAAAAGATTCAATAAATCTTCTTGTTTACTATCAAATACTGCGAGCATCTCCTGTCCTTTTTGGGTTGCTCGCATTTTTCCTTTTTCAGACTTAAGTTTATCAATCCTCTTTTCAAGTCGTCCAGAATACCAGCGCTTGAATCCAAGGAAAGATTTTGCAGGATCCTCAAGGAACTCACCACCTTTAATCTCGGAGTTAATGTAAATGTTGAGAAGATCCATTGGAAGACCTTCGTAATTGACCTTTTCATTAACAGTATCTGCTGCAGAAACCAACTCCTTAACCTTCGCTTCTTCATCCTCAGTTAAAGTAACGGTTCCAGTGTCGTCTGTGAAGTAAGCGTCATCGACCCAAACGCCGGGAACCTTATTTAGACCACTTACATCAGCGCCGAAAGAAGCGCCACCGTCCAAACTATCATAAGTTGTATGAAAAACAATACCGAACTTTGATTCAGCAATTTCCTGTCCAAGTTTAGAGTCAACAGGCGCAGCATAAGTAATTGTATTTGGCTTGAAAGCATAATGAGGTTCGCCATCAACATCGATGGTACTAATCATTTCATCGTCAAACATAAAGTCTCCCTGAAGAATCTTTTGGATTCCTAGGGGAGGCAAGTATTGAAGTGCTTTTGTAAGCTTATCAACCAAACCCGGAGCGTGTCCGTGATTTCTCTGAACATCTTCGGGGGTGTAGTTTATCTTTGGTTCCTTGTTGAAAATAGATTTTGTTCCAACAAAGAACTTTCCATTTTCTGGGTTAATACC